TTTTAAGCTTCTTGTTACATTGAGAGATAAGAGTAGTATTTTCTGAAATAGTGTGTCTAATATCTTTAAGCTTATTGTCCACCTTAACTGTATGAGCTTCCTGTTCCTCAATATCTTTTTTAATTTTATCAACATCAGGTAAAACAAACTTAGATAACTTTTCTTTAATTTCTTTTATTTCTTTTGCGTTATTCTCCTGACGGGTAAGATATTTTTCTTTCTTTTTATATCTTTCAAAAGAAAAAGCCTCTTTTTGTTTTTCATATGCTAATATTGTTTTTTGTATTTCATCGTACTTTGTTACATTGATATCAAAGATTTTCTTCTTTTCATTAATATCAGTTTTAAGAATATCTAACATATCTCCAAAAACACTAAGATTAAAAATGTCTTCTATAAATTTTCTCTTCTCTTGCTTCTTTTTTGCCATAAACGGTATTGTGTTGTTTATGGTCATAATAACACAATTTTGAAATACTTCAGGGTTACTACTAATTTTAGATGCTATATAAGAGGTGGTGTTGGATATACTGTCTCTTGTTTTATCTTCTCCGTTAATATAAAGGTAGCATTTTGAGGGTTCTATAGTTCTTATAATCTGTATATCTTCTTTTTTATCTAAATTATTAATAGTTAAATCTAAAATAACTTCGCATCCTTTCCTATTAACATTGTTGATAACATTTTCTTTCTTAAGATCGCGAAGCGTTTCACCAAACACCGCAAAATAAATTGCATCAGCAATCGTAGATTTTCCAACACCGTTTCTTCGGTCTTCTTTATCTTTATTAACACCTGTAATAATATGTAGCCCGGGTTTAAATTCTACTTTTACTGGTTGATTACCTACAGATAAAAAATTCTTTATGCTTATACTTTTAAAAATTACATTTTTCATTTATTAACCGCTTTCTTATATAGCTCTACGCAATATTTTGAAATTTCAGACTTTTTATCAATATCTAGTACTTCTATAAATTCTTCAATTGCCTTACTCATATCTACACCAGATATATCACACGCTTGGTCTTCATTAATAATAACGCTGTTATTGTATAGAGAATAATCAACAGATAAATTAAATGGCTGGTGGGCGGATAATTTTTGAATTTACAAATCAATGTCGTCAGTTTGAATATTCTTATCGATTAGTATCTTAACAATATTATTGTTAATACTATTTTTAATGTCTGCTGCACTTAAAGCAGCAAATTGTGATAACTCAGAAATAGCTATTTTTCTATGGCGAGGTGATACAGTGTTCTCATAAAACTTATAGCTTAAATCGTTAAAGTCTAAAATGTAATAACCTTTAATGTCGTTAATATCACCAAAATCCATTTCGAACGGATTACCTAAGTAAAGAATTGTTTTATCACTATATTTTCTTTCATCACGTAGATGAAAATGACCACTTATAATAAGATTGGCTTTAGCTAACAGATCACTAGACTTTAACCCATGGTCGCATAATTTGTAACTATGCATTTTAAAGCTTTCTATCTCTAGATGACCAAACATCACGTCTGCGGTTTCAAGCTTAGATATATCTGCACCCCAAGGTACAAATGAAGCTTTTTTTCCTAATATAGTACAGTGATATATGTCGCTTATTACTTTAATATTTTTCCACCCATTTAAAATGGATAGCGAATTAACATCGGTGCGGTCTTTGTAATATGAATCGTGATTTCCGACTAGAATAACTATATTAAAATCTTCCCATAATTTAAGAATCTGATTAACAACATGAATAGTGTTAACTGCAATTTCATCGCGATAGTGATACAGATCGCCTAATAAAAAAATATCTTTAATTTTATGCGCTTGAAGTTCCTTCTTTAACCATTCAGCCCACTTGAGAGCCGTTTCATGCCACACAAGACTATTTTGATGTACGCCAATATGAATATCGGATATACAGCAAACTTTATTTGTACTTAATGCTATTTCTTTATCAAATTTCACCGGTTTTGTTGTAATTGTCATCCCCTGGTTCAACGTAAATATTGTAGGAATTACCGTTTTCATCCGGATTAAGCATTAAATCAGTATAAACTTTATCGCGGTATTCATTTAAAACTGCATGATGTTTATTTTCTTTCTTAATACGGTTAATAAAAGCATGGAAAGCAATAGTAGTAAAATAAGAGAATGGGCTAAAGCCGGTATCAAGCTTAAACTTCTTATTGCGTAATGCAGAAAACATTTTTACAATAGCATCACCAATCATATCATCCTTATAAGAATAATTGATAAAATTAGGTGCATAAGATAAACCATTTGCAATTTTAGTAATACTCTCACCTAGTTTTTGTGTCACATGCCCGGTTTTATAGTACTGTCTTATTTCTTCTTCAAATTCTTTACCGTTGACATAGTAGACCTTTTCTTTTGGTTTAAGTTTTTTACCATCTGGGGTTACTTCCGGAACAGCAATTGCTCCTCTAGATAAAATCTTTTTGAGATCCGGGTCGTTTTTAATAGACTCCTCGTCTACAGAAGCATCTACATCTGTAGATTTAAGCTTCTTGGATTTCTTTAATGCTGTACTGGATTTTTTCTTTTTCATAAAGGTTTATTCGCTTCTCCATGTGAGCGTGGCTATACTTAAAGTCGTCGGCGATGTCGAATATTATAAGCTTATCTTTATCCTTATGCAAGCGAAGGCCTCTACCAATTGATTGAACGATTTTTATTTTAGCTTTTCCGCCGCATGCAAAAATAATAAAGTGAAGGTTTTTAATATTAATTCCGGTTGAAAATATTTTAGAAATTGCAACAACTATAACATCTGTTCTATTTTCCATTAAAGCTCTAATCTTTTCTCTTTCAGTGACTTCTACTTCGCCTCGTATAAAATAAACTTGCTTGTCTGGACATAATTGCTTAATTGTCCTATAAAGTGTTTCTCCGTGCTCAATAAAATCGACTAAGATAAGAGTATTATTAGTCAGCTTACAAGACACTTTACCGATAACATTATTTCTAAACTGACTGCGCATTAAAAATCTTTGCTCTTCTCTGTACAAATTAGCAGAAGAAATTACTACATCTTTAAAGGGATCTTCTTTATGCAACAGTTTTAGAATTTGAACATTTACATTACTAACATAGTTCTCTAATCTCAATTCATGACTATGTTTTTCGTAAATAATCGGTCCGATCTTACCAATAATATTCCATTGATCCATTAGATTCTCCGGCATTGTACCGGTAAACCCAAATCGGACCGGTGTTTTTATCTTCTTAATAATTTTATTGACTTCATTTCCTTTTCTTATTTTATGAACCTCATCTACAATTAAACAATCTATATTTTCTATCCAAGAAAGATCTGTATTTTTACTTTGAAGAATACCCAGATTAGCTATCGTTACATTAGCATCTCCCTCTAAAGGACTGCTACCTGTCCATTTACGAACTGTAAATGGTACTTTATATGTTTCAAAGTCACCAGTAGTTTGTACTACAAGCCCGAGATCTGGTACAATATATAAGCATTTAAAATTTGACCCATGTAATAAAAATAATTTTGTAAGTAAGGAGGCTGCTGTTAAGGTCTTCCCACCTGCGGTTGCAAGTACAATGGTACCTCTTCCAATTGTGTATGCTTTCTTAACTATTTCCTCTTGATAGTCTCTTAAAGGAAGAGAAAGAGGAATAATATTTTCACTGTATTGAGGGTTTGTTTTCCATCTAGTAGCTGGCATTATATATTCAGTTAAACCTGAATCAGTTGTAACGTCACCTACATATTGATTGCTAGTTAAATATTTTCTAATTTCAAAGTACAATCCAGGTTCAAATCTACCCGTAGGTGTTATTGCATATGTTCTTTGAGGTAAAAATCTCCCATAACGCTTACGAACAAAAAACGCAGCTTCATTTTTTACGGAAAAAGCCTCTCTTATATCTTCAAGCTTATCTCCAGATATAATTCCAGCCCCTTTCTTGAGGTCAAAAGAAAACGCTATCATGTGGTTTCGAGCTTAATAATGTCTACTAAATTCTTTATATCATATGAAGTAGAGCTAAGAGTCTTTTCTGACTTTTCTAGTAATTCAATTACTAATTCTATTTCTTTTATCTTAGCATCTATTTCTATTATTTCCGAGCATTTTTCAGCTGTCCTTTCTACCACAGGAAATGCTAATTTGACAGGACTCTGTTCCTGTATTTTATCTACAATCTCTTTCTTTAACTTTTCTCTTTTCTTTTTAATATCAACGAGTTCTAATTTATGTCGAATACAACGTCCTGCCCACTTATGCTTAATACCCGGTAGCTTTAATTGATAGTCTTTTAAAATAAGTTCATCAATCTTTAAGTCGTTTTCTAGCTCTTTTATGTAATCTTCTAGCAGCATTAACTTAAATAATAGTATATAGTTATATGAAATCAATAGGTCTATTTGAACAGGCTTTTTATAAAGCATTAAATGAGATGAATGTAGCCGGAGGTGCTGTGAGTGTATTTGGAACTGTAGATTCGGGTGCAACTGGTGGAGCTTTTCCTGGTGATCAAGATAATTACGCTCCTGGCGATTCTCGTGTACCTAAAGTTCTAGGTGTTGGAAAAAAGAAAAAGAAATTTTTTGTACAGCGTCGTCCCTTACCTGGATTAGTTTTAAAGCC